ATGCCGTCAAGGTGGCTGCCGAAACCGCTCTTGGGGCTGATCTTCCTCGGCGCCGGCACGATTGCCGCCGCAGTCACCCAATTCGCGATCCAGAGCACCGCCGGCCAACAGGGCGCCTCTGGCCTCCAAAGCACCATAACAAACTGGACAGAACCATTGCCCGGCCCCATGAAAGGCCGCGCCTCCGTGATCGATGGCGACACAGTAGAGATTGCCGGTCAGCGCATCCGCTTCAATGGCATCGACGCACCGGAGCGCCGACAGTACTGCGATGACGCGAAGGGCTTCGAATACCCCTGCGGGCGCCGGGCAGCCCATGCGCTAGACAAGTTCCTGGCCACCTCTCGGCCACTGCATTGCAGCTTCGTCGGCCGGGATCCTTATGGCCGCCTCGTCGGGAACTGCGATCGCGCGGATGGCCGCAGTGTGCAGAAATGGCTCGTCGAACAAGGCTATGCTCTAGACTGGTCTCGCTATTCCAACGGGGCGTTTGCGCCCGAGCAGGCTACTGCGAAGGCGGCGCATCGCGGCCTATGGCAGGGCCGCTTTGATCAGCCTTGGGATTGGCGCGCTACCAACGCTGACAACGTCGAAACGGTCAGCGAGCAATCGACCGGCGTCGGCCTCCTCGGCGGCTTGACCTGCAAAATCAAGGGAAACGTCAGCTCGAGCGGCGAGCGCATCTATCACATGCCTGGGCAGAAATATTACAGCCGGACTGCGATCTCGACCGGCAAGGGGGAGCGCTGGTTCTGCAGCGAGGCAGAAGCCCTATCAGCGGGCTGGCGAAAAGCGCGACGGTGACGTCCGCCTTGCTCTTGTGCCGCAGCTATTGCGCGATTTTGGTTCCGTTGCAGCCCGCACCCTCCAGGAGAGAGCGCGAGCTTGATCGGAGGACACCGATCGCAGCATCGGTCTGCGAGAACATGCTGCAAAGGCCCTAACTGTCGTCTCAAGCCTTTGTTCCAAACGCAAAAAGCCCGCCGGACCTTTCGGCACGGCGGGCTATGGGGGGCGCGGATCAGTTGCCAGGCTGCGGCGGCGATCGGCTCCTTTGCTCGGCGACCGCCTGCACCGTGGCGGTGAGCGCGGCAACCGCATTCGACAGGCCGACGATACTGTCCTGAACCCTGTCGAGGCGGTTCAGTGTGGCGGCCTGAAACTTTTCGCTCGAGGCTGAGTCTTGCGTCTGCTTGATCTCAACGGAGAGAAGGCGGTCACTGACTTTCGAAGCCTGGTCGATGGCGGATTGCGCCGTCTTCTCCACGGTTTCTATGCGTGCCGACGTCACCTTCGTCTGGCTCTCCGCCGCCTCGCGATGCGAGGCGATCTTCTGGTCCTGGGCCTCGAACTTGCCGTCGAGATATTGTCCGCCCAGCCAGACCAGGAAGCCGACAAGGGGCAGAGAGAGCGCCATAGATACCCGCGCTATGGCAAGAAGCACAACGTTCTCTGCGATCTTCTGCGCGTTTCCGCTCATCTCTTCACCTTCCACAAGCCCGGCCCTTTCTTGGTGATGCACTACGATCATTTCAGCTCGGCACGGCGCGCGGCACTCGCCTTGGTGTGGCGGTCGCATTCGTCCCTGACGTAGAGGCCGATGGCGCAGCCAGGCGCCATCGCCCGGTCGATCCGGTTCTGATCCTCAGCGGTCTTGCCCTGGGCGCCGGCCAGGCTGCTACCGAGGGCCGAACGAAGTGCGGGAACACCGCTGACGCCGGAAATCCCACACCCCGCCACCGTCAATGCAGTCGTCAAAAGAACGGCTGGCCTCAATCCCCTTGTTGATCGCATCCTGATTGTCCTTCTGGATCTGGTCGCGGACTTCCTCCGCACCCTGGTGCTTGATGTAGGCGTAGACGCCCCATGCAGCGCCGGAAGCGACGAGTATGGTGACGCCGATCGCGACGACGCTGGCGAGCGCCTGGCTGATACCGAGACGGCTGGCGACGAAGGTGAGGATTGCCGCCATCATGCAAGCACTTCGTCCGGTGCAGCCTCGACGGCAGTCGCGTTGCTGCCGATGTCGCCTTCATCGGTGCGGCGGCTCTTCCACCATCCCCACGCGATCCAGGCGAGACCGCCGAGCACAAGCAAGACAGCGATCACCGACAGGATGCCGGAGATCCATTCCAGGCCCGGTATCCACGAGGTTTTCTCGGCCGCCTGCTCTACGGTCTGCCGCGCGACTTCCACGCCGGCGCCACCGACCACGCCGCCAAGCCCTTCCTTGGCCTCAGGCGTCTCGGTGACGCCCTGCTTGCCTGGTTCCTCCTCCGGCGCCTGCTTCCACGCCTCGAGGCGGCGGATCGTTTCCGGCCCGGCGACGCCGTCGGCGGTGACCTTCTGCGCCTTCTGGAACTCGCGCACGGCGTCGCGCGTCGACGGACCATAGTCGCCGTCGACGTTGACGGCATAGCCGGCGCGCACCAGCAGCGCCTGCAGCGCGCGCACCCGGGCGCCGCTCGATCCCATTCGAAGCATTCCGGTGGCGCCCGAGACGGGCGGCGAACCGCTGAGGCGCTTGTAGGCTGCCGCCATCTTCAGGTGGTAGCCCTGCTTCTTGTAGGCCGGCCCGTTGTAGCCGCGGGCAAAGGCGGAAAAATCCAGGCGGCGCAGCTCGTCGGCCAGGCCGAACTTATCGATGTAGCGGGCCATGATGTCGATCTGGCCGGCAGCATTGCTGCGGGCGAGCTTGATCATGTCGTCGACGCTGGCGAAGCCGAGTTTCTTCCAATGCGCCGTCATCACCTGGCCGAGGCCGATCGAGATCGATTCCAGCGCGGCCTGCCGGTCGATCTTCGTCGCCCGCGTTAGCAGCACCCAGCGGGCGGCCTGGGACGCCGGGTTTTTCACCGCGCCGGCTTTTGGGCTGGACAGGCCTTGCGCGCGGGCGGCGACACGCTTCGTGGCGTTTAGCCGCGCATCGAAGTAATGGCCCTCGAAACGGATCAGCGGTTCCTGCCTGCCCTTGACCATGGCAAACGGCCGGCCGTCGCTTTCGACCTCGGCAGCGGCCTGCAGCGCGGCGTCCGGGCATTTGAGGCGATCGGCAAGCTCGCCGATGGCGCGCAGCGTCAAGGCGTCGAACATGAGAGGTCCTTTCCGCCCTCGCGGGCCGGTTGCGTGATCGCGGAAGTTGCAATTTCAGATCTGGCGAGGCAGTTTGCCGACGCGCGCCCTGTCATTGAACCCGACGAGCGCTGGACGAGAGAGGGTCGGCGTTCGTCGCGCCGGCCCTTTTCGTTTTACAGCGGCGCGAAGGAGCCGCCGGCCATGTAGAAGCTGACGACGCCACCGCCCGGATTGGTCGCGGTGATCGCCTGGTTGGTCTGCGCCGACGCGTTGATCCTGGCCGCCGTCACCTGTGACCTTTGGTTGGAATCGAAGTGAATTTCAGGCGGCAGTTCATCCACATTGGTCCAGTCGATGCTGTTGCCAGTGCCGGATGCCCCGTCGCGATAGCAGCCGAAGATCTGGGCGCCACCAGCCGGACAGTCATTGTTCCTGGTGAAGCTCGATCCGCCAGTGAGACCGCCTGCCGTGTCGGTGGCGGCGTTGGCAAGACCGACCGTGCGGACCACGCTGACCTGGCAATCCAGCGTCGCCCCAGCATTTGAGATCGACGGCACGATATCGCCGGTCGTGCCGGTCGGCACCGCAGCGGTATAGAGCGCGGCGTTGACGCTGCCTGAAGCGGCCGCCTCTGCGACCTTGGTGGCCACCACGCCACCGATCGTACAACCGGTGAAGGCCGAGTTGGCGGCGCCATCCTGGTACGTGACCCACGCGCGGATGCAGCGATCGGCGCGCGCGGCACCGAAGCTTTTCCCTGTAAAAGTCGGTGCCGCATTGTTGACGATACTGCCGGTATCAGTCCCCGACACGCCGACAGCAACATCGACGGCCGCCGTAGCCGCACTCTCCGTCGGCGTTCCGGAGCCCGCAGCGTTGGTCGCGGTCACCGTGCAGGTGATGGTGTTGCCGGCGTCGCCCGTGACCGGAACATAGGTGTTTTGATTGCTGCCGACGTTCGATCCGGCCGACTTCCATTGGTAAGCATAGGTCTGGCTGCCGCCACCGCTCCAGGTGCCCGTCGAGCAAGTCAGCGTCAATCCGACCAGGGCGCTGCCGGTGATAGCCGGTGCCACGGTGTTGACGGGAACGGCAATGACGGCAGACGTGGCCCCGCTGCTGGCCGGCGTCGAGCCTCCGGCATTGGTGGCCGTCACTACGACGGTGATCACCTTGCCGACATCGCCACTCACGGGCATGTAGGTGTTTTGGTTCGACCCGACATTGGTGCCATCGGCCTTCCACTGATAGGCGAACGTGTCGACACCGTTTAGCCATGTGCCGGTCGAGGCAGTCAGGGTCGAGCCGACATGGGCATTGCCACTGATGGCGGGCAGCACGGAATTTTCGGGCGCAATGACCGGCGGCGCGGACGCACCGGCACCGCGCTGCAGGCCGAGCCCAAGCCCGAGGCGGTTCATCGCCATCAGGCGGCCTCGACGGCGACCTTTTCGCCGTCCCGGATGCCGAACGTGTAGGGAATGTTGGCCTTGATCTTGCGCGCCGTTCCGGTGCCATCCGTCGCGATCGTGGAATCTGGGTCAGAGCTGATCGCTACCCAGCAATCCGCATCGGCAAGCAGTTCGACGATCTCTTCGGTAGCAGCAGCCGAAAGCGCGCCAGTTGCCGGCATGGTGATGGTTTCGGTTCGGCAATTCGCGCCTTGCGCCACAGGGGCGACGTAGTGGTGCGAACCATCAATTTTCGAGAAGGTGACGATCAGCGTGGCCATCGGTGGTTCCTTTCCAGAGGTTCAAAGATCGAGGGCTCTTTCCCCCCTTGTGGGAGAGATGGCTGACAGGCGTTCAGTCCGCCTTCTTAACTTCGATGCCCGCGCGCCGGGCCTTCTCGCGGAAGTGCTCGAACTGCGCGCGGTCCATGTCGTCGCTCTCGCTCTCGTGCTGGTCGGAGCGCCAGACGATGCGATGTGAGTTCGCGCTGCGGGTCATCTTCTTGGTGTTGTAGATGCGGTACAGGAAATGAAAGTCGGTCATGGAAACAGTCCTGCGCACGAGAAGTTATTCATGTCCGCGACGAACGTCACCACTGGACCGCTGCCGTTGCCCCAATCCGTCTGGAAGGCAATCATCTTGCCGTCAGGGGAGATGATGCCGTGCGTCTCCCGGTCGTATTCGATGGTCCCGCTCTTGTGGGTGAAGCAGACGCGGCCGACGACCGAGCCGTCCATCGCCACGATGACGATCTGGCTGACATAGATGTCGTTGGCGTTGTCGCTGTCGGGCCAGTAGTCCGTCGAAATCCAGAGCGTGACGATATCGTGAGAGCGGGCGGACGTGTGGTAGGTGAACGCGTCCGGGCCGATGACAGTCGTCGTGCCGTTGCTCAACCGGCGCTTGATCAGGTCGCCGCTCGCCGAACGGTCCCCGCCGACCATGTACTCGATGCCCCCTTCGACCGCGAAGGAGTAGTGCGACGGCTTCTCGTCTTCCGAGAAGTGGAGATGGTGCGTGCCATCGATCAGATGAATGTCGTGCGTGCCGTCGTCGTTGCCGCGCACGATGTAATTGCCGAGCGGCGAGATGCTGACGCCGCCGTCGGTGATCTCGATGCCGTCCAGATCGATGACGCCGAGAACCGTGTCGGTGCTGATCTTGAAGGCGAAACAGACTTCATGGCCGTCGCTGTCGCGGGTCGCTTGGATCGGCACGATGTCGCTGTCCCACGAAAGCTCGCCCTCGTACAGACCTATGGTCATGTCCGAGTAGGTGCCGTTGAAATCGTGGGTGACGTCGTAGGTGCCGTCCGTAACGTCGTAGTGGCAGATCGCGTCGCCGATGACGGCGATCATCAGGTCCGGTTCGACCTCGCTCCAACGGGCTTCCTCCCAGCCCCCCGGACGATCCCAGCAGTACACGGGCTCGCCGGTCGCGCCGTTGACAAAGATGTTCCCGGAGTAGCCTCCCGAGCCCGCATTCTTTTCGAAGTAGGCAAGCGCCATGTTCGAATTCCAGAAGTCGTGCTTGGGGTATTGAGCCCGGCAGATGTCGCCGTAGAGCTTGCCCGTGAACGACCCGATCTGCGTCCCGGGCACACCGGACCAGCGCATGATCGGCACGAGGAGATCGTCCGTGTAGGGGACGAAGGGATCGGGCATCGGGTCTGCGTTCGGCGTATAGATCGCGCTGTCGGTGATCATCGGCGTCAGACTGCCGGCCTCGGTGACCTCCAGATCAAACGCTGCGAGATCGTCTGTGGCCCCGAGATCGTCCGTGACCCTGATAACAATGTCCTCTGAAATTCCTGGCGTGGTCGGCGTTCCGGTAACCGCCCCTGTCGAGCCGTTCAGAGTGATGCCTGCCGGTAGCGAACCAGAGAACACAGAGTATGCGTAGGGCGCCGTGCCGCCTGTTGCCGAGACTGTAAAGCCAGCATAGGCCACGTCTTCTTCGGTGGTCAGCACCGGGGTGCCGCTGATTTCCAGGGGATCGGGCAAGTCGGTCAGCGCCGTCAGCGCCGCCGGCAGCTTCGCCGGATAGAGCGTGATCGAGCGGATATAGATGTCGTTCAGCGAGTTCCCGCTGCCGACGCCATCATGGCCGAACAGGATGGTATCGACCGCGGTAACATGGGTCAGATAATCCACCGTCTGCGTGATCGCGGCGCCGCCGTCGTCGCACCAGGCATATTCGTAGTCGCCGCCGCCGACGTCGCGCGCGAGCGTCATGGCGATCTTGTGCAGGCCCGACCCCGAAATGGCGTCCGAGATGTCCAGGTCCCAGTAATCGAACAGGGCGCCGTTGGCGTTGGCGATGATGGCTTCGTCGGCAACGTCGAAGTTGATGTCGTCGCCGATGAAGATCAGAAACCCGGATGGCGAGATGGCGCTGTTTAGCTCGACCAGGATGGTGCAGCCCGCCGCCAGTCCAGAAGTCAGGTCCGACAGCAGCGCGCCGATCGCCTTCGGCCGGTTGCCGTTCGACGGCGTGATCCGCATGCCGGACGCGGAGATGGCGCCGGCATCGAAATCGCCGCCGAGCAGGGTCGCGATGGCACGCACGGCGCCGCCGGCGAAATACTGCCCGTTGACGAAATCGAGGAAGCCGTCGGCGCCGTCGGGCACCCACGCCGGCGTGCCCTGGGCCGGGGCGCTGCGCTGCGCCAGCGTCCCCAGCATCATCGCCCGCACTCCGGGAGAAAGCTGATCGACATCAAGTCACGTCCTCGGCTAGCAGGCCGATGATGTCCCACTCGTCGGTGGCGACCTTCTTCAGCGTTACCGTCGCGCCGCGCCCGCCGGTCATGTCGAGGAAGCCGGCAATGCCGTTCAGCGTCGGGCCGTCGGTCAATGTATCGAAGATGATCGGCTCGTCGGCAGCTTGCCGATACGTCAGCTCGGTATCGACCGGGAATGCGACCGCCGAATTGAGCGGCACCGTCACCGTGCAGCCGTCGGCATGGGTGCAACGCTTGTATGAGTTGGCGTCGGCAAGCACCGGCGTGTGGGTGTCGGTCGTGACCGTCGCCACCACCGACGGCCGGAAATTCGCCTGCGGCAGCGTGAACGGGCCGAAGACCGTCGCGTCCTCCAGATAGATCGTCATCTGGGTGCCGACGACGATGATGTTGGAGATGTTGACCGGCTCGGGCGGGTTGTCCTCGATCGCCTGGATGCGCTGGTCGAGGTCATAAAAATTACCGTCGACCTGAAGCGCAGTCAGGTTGTAGCCCTGCCCGACGCCCCAGGCGCCAGTGGTCCGGTAGACGATTGTCATCAGGAAAAATCCTATTCAGGGAGTCGGGTCGTCGTCGGGCGAGCGCTGGCACAGCACCCACAACGCGCTGCCGGCGATTTGCAGCGAGGGGTCCGGCTCCATGGTCGTCACCGCCGCCGAGGCATAGGCGCGAAACGCCTTCCCATCGATCACCACAACGATGTCGGCAATCGAAAAGCCGGCCGGCGCGATCGGCGTCGTCGCCAAATCATAGTTTGCCGCCCAGACGACGAAGTCCGGCGGCCCGGGATAAGGCAGGCCGACAGCCTGGAATTCCGGTTCGCCGGTGATCGGATTGCCGTTCAGGTGAATGGTGAACGCGCCTTGCTTGAATTCAGCGGTCCCGCCGGGAATGATCAGCCCGGTGCCGGCTCCGCTCGCCGCATCCCATTCGGCGCGCGGGATGTCGAGGAATTCGGGCGGGTCTTCCTCGCTTTTTGCGCCGTAATATTCCCAGGCGCCGTAAGTCGTGCTGGCGCCGGACAGATCGGGAAGCCCCTCGACCGGAGGATCCTCTCCGATCAATTGCCAGGTCTGGCCGTTCCAGCCGCTGAAATCGCTGGTCGGCGACGATCCATAGACGAGGTCGGCAGCGGTCAGATAGATGGAGGTGCCGGTGATCGGCGTCACATAGGGTTCGCCGGCCCATTCGACCGGATCGAAGGCGACAGTCACGCTCGATCTGACATTCACCCTGAAGGCGACATGCGTCATCGTGTTCCAGTGCACGTTGACGATGTTCTGGAACGGGTCGAGCTGGACCGGCGGGTTCGGGCCGCCGCCATAGGAATCAGCCACCGGACGGCTCCTTCGACCAGTCGAAATTCAGCCTGATGTAGACGCCGTCGTCGCGGCGCCGGAACATGATTTTAGTAATGCGCTCGACCTCCACCCACTGTTCGGAATCGTCGGGGTTTTCGATGCGGATGGTTTCGACGGCGCGGTCGATATAGTCGTAGTCGATGACGACGATGCCGTCTTCCGGATCCTCGATCGGCTCTTCCGGCGGCCAGGTCACCGTCGTCCCCGGATTGGTCTTCTGCGCCGGCTCTGTCAGCGTGAAGCGGGATGCCTTGCCGAAGCGGAAATGCGCGTCACCGCCGTCTTCCGGCTTGACCTTGGCCAGGGCGCGCTTCAGCACATTCTCGCCATTGCCGGAGCGGTTGATGAAGTCCAGCCGCGCGGCGCTCGAATTCCGCCCGGCGCGCCATGGATTGGGGATGCCGCCTATGGTCACCATCAGGCAGCCTCGAGGTCCAAAGTCTTGGGAACCATCAATGCGCTGACCGTGATCGGATAGTCGGTAATGAACGGGCCGGCCTTCAGCACCTTGAGGTCGCCGTCGACCTCGGTGAACACCTGGTTGAGCGCTTCGATCGCCGCCGCCAGGTCAGGCTTGAAAGCATTGAGAACCGCTTGCTGCGTCGGCAGCGGGTTGATGATGGTGATGTCCTCGACCAGCATTGCCGGGTCCATCGCGAAGAAATCGATGCCGTCATCGTCGGGCGGGATGTGCCCGAATTCCCCATAGGTGACTTCGCCGGCAACCGGCATGAAGGTGGCGCCCTCATAAAGCTGATAGCCTTCATCGACATAGCCTTCGTCGGCAAAGACGGGATCGCCGGGCACCGTTGAAACCGTGTTGCCCTTGCCGACCGTGCAGCCGATGGTCACCGAAGCCAGCATTTTGCCGTCGGCGACGGAGAGCGTGTAGGCGATGATCTTTCCCGTTGCCTCGCCGCCCGGCAGCCTGGGATCAGCGATGCGGGCATTCTTGCGGCAGGACAGATCAAGCCCGTCGCGGAACGGCACCGAGAAGGTCACCGAGACCGCGCGGGAGCGCTCCAGAATGGCACCGCGCGCCAGGCAGATGAGATATTCCAGGCTCTGGCGACCCCTGGCAGTCGGGAAATAGGCCCGGTTCCGCACGTCGCCGATTGGCAGCGCGCCGAGCGGATTATCTGTGTCGGGCGCATCGACCGGCTCGTCAGCGTCGCCGGAAACCTTGATCTCCTCGATATCCTCGCCGCCGGGATCAGTGACGATCGCCTGGCAGTCGGCCGTCAGCGTGAACGACAGCGTTTCCTGCCGCTTGCGCGAGACGTCGTAGTCGACCTTGAACACCGGCCGCATCGTCCAGACCGGGAATTGCCCGGTGCCGTTGATCATGACGACCTGGTGATAATCCTGCGGCACGACAAAGCCGTCGGTGCGAGAGATCGAGCAGGCGCCGAAGGACCAGCCGCTGCCGATGCGGTCGTCCTGTTCGGGGAAGTCCAGCATCAGCCCGTCGCCGGTCAGCGACCTGATGGAATGGTTGCCTCCCGATCCCGCCGCGGCGAAGGCTGCAAGAAGCTGCGCGGTGAAATCGACAGTGCCGACCGCCGCCTGGTCCCAGTTGATGACAGCCGAGACCTTGACGCTGGTGAGCGGCGGCTGGCCATAGGACAGGTCGAGGCTTTCCCGCAGAAAATCCTCGCCGAAGTCGATCAGCCCGTCCTCGCCGTTGAGGATGTCGGATGCCGTCACAGCATGCGTGATGCGGTCGATATGCCAGGCGTGCGTGTAGCCCTGCAGCACGGTGTCTGGGTCATCCCGGCTGTCTTCGTTGAGGAAGACCGGATCCCAGAACGGCGCCACCTTCATCGTTTCGGCCAGAGCCCGCTTGACCGCGTCATAGTCGGCCGGCCGCGCCAGGAAGGTCAGCGTGATCGCATTGCCCTGCACCTGCTGCGGCAAGCCGACGATGCGGCCGAACAGCAAGGCGACAGCGCCGGCCGTCGGGTTCTGCGGATCGACCCAGGACAGCCATGCCCACTGGTCGCGACCCGGCGCCAGCAGGCCGGTGCGCGGATTCTTGACTTTTATGTCAGCCTTGGCGAAACCGCCCTCGCCGTTCGTCAGCGCAATGCCGATGACCTTCTCGTCCTCGACCTGATGCTCGAGGCCGAATGTCGTTTCTGTCGGCGCGACCCAGGCAAAGAAGAACATTCAGATTTCCTCGAGGTCCAACGACCACGCCGCGTCGGCATCCCACTCAGCCAGGTCCTGCTGGTAGTTGACGACCCGCATCTGCAGGCGCGGCCGGTAGAAGGTGAAATCGCCTTCCGTGCGCGTTGCCGGATCGGCGGTGTTGCCGGCGACCTCGCGTTCCGGCGCGCCGCCAATGGTGAGGTAGGAGAGCTCGACGATGCAATCGACGGTCAGTTCCATGCCCGGCCAGACGCCGGAGAGCGCCGGCTGCTGCTGGTCGGTGCAGGAGATCGTCGACTTGTACTTGCGATAGCTGCTGCCGTCGGACAGGTCGATCAGCTCGCCATTGACTGTGCGGGCGAGCTGCGCGGCGCCATCGACCGGCGTCAGCGTCTGGCTGATGTTGCGCGCGCTGTAGGGCGGCACGCCGATCGGATCGAGGCGGAGATCGGTCGGGACGCTCATGTGCGCCTCGGGGGCCGGCCGGCGCTGGTCAGGCTCTCACCGATGGCGAAACGGTAGAGCTTGTCGACCGCACTTTCCTCGCCGATCATGTCGATGACCCGGTCTTCGGTGACGCCGTATTGCAGCTTCACATGCACGGTCTTTCCCGACATCGCCGAGGCCGGCGCCAGTTTCATCTTGGCAAAGCCGCCGTCGACAAAGCGCGGAATCGCCATCGAGCGGTTGAAGCCGTCGGCAAGGCCGCCGAGGCTGAAGCCGCGCAGGCCCTTGAGCGATGGCAGGAAGCCGTTGTTGAGGGCGTTGAGGAAACCGACGCCAAGCTTCTTCACCGCCGCCGCCTGGATGACGAATTCGCCGTTGGACAGCCAGGCGAGGATGCTGTCCGTCTTCGGACCACCGGCACCGCGCACCGCACCACCGCCGGCAAACCCCGGCGATCCGCCGCCGGACGAGGACGACGATCCTGCAGCGGCGCGCAGGCGCTGCGCTTCAGCTGCCGCCTGACGCAAGGCTGAAAGAATGCGGTTGATCGCAGTCTCGATCTGATTGGCGATGGCGTTGACCGATGATGCCAGTGTCAGGAAGCCGTTTTGCACCAGCCCGCGGATGGCAGCCATGATCTGGTTGATCTGCTGCTGGGCCTGCTGAAATGGCGCAACTAGGGCCTGCGCGAGCTTCTCTGCCCCAGAGACGTCGCCGGCCGCGCTGGTGGCGCGCTCGATGGCATCGACGATCTGGTTGGCCGCATCCACGACGTCTGCGGAAGCGCCGGTCCATGCCTCGAATGCTGCACTGGCGACGGCGCTGACGGCGCTGAAAACGCGGTCCTTGGCGGACGTGAAGATGTCGACCACGCCATCCCACAAGACAGATGCGTTGTCGCGGATGAAGTTCCACGCATCGGACGCGCCGCTTTTGATGGCCTCCCAGGCGGGCTGAAGTCGTGCGCCCACACCCATTGCGACGGCGACGACTTCCTCCCAGATGCCGGTCGCGGCGGACTTTATGGAGTTCCATACCTCCGTGCCAGCTGCCTTGATCTGATCCCATGACGGAAGCAGCTGGCCCGCCAGATTGCCGATTTCGCTGATCACACCCTGGACAAAGCCGGAGACGATGGTCGCAAGCCCCTTGAGGATGAAGCCGACAGCCTCGACCTGCAGCCTCCAGAGCTCGACGAACAGCGCGCCAGCCTGCTTTGCACCCTCAAGCAGAGCGGCAAACACCTTGGCCAGATTTTCGGCCGAAAAGAATTCTCGTATCTTGGCTATAGCTCCCTGCGCACCGGCGACGATGTCATCCCAAAAGACGAACACGGCGACGCCGGCCGCCACCAGCGCGGCAACCAGCAGCGCCGGCCAGCCGACCAGGCCGGCGACCAGGCCGAGGAACGTCTTCGCCCCGGTGACGATGGTGCCGAAGAATGCCTTTGCCGAGGCGATCAGGCCGCCGCTGAACATCGTGGCAAGCGCGGTTCCGATCAGCCGCAGGCCAGCGACGACCACGCCGACGGAGGACGTGATCAGCCTGAACACGCCGAGCAATTGCAACAGCGCGGCGCCGATCAGCAGTTGCCCGCCGGTGACCTTGGTGCCGAACATGGCATTGAGGCTGTCGGCGACCAGGTTTGCGCCGTCGCGCACCGCCTTGAACAGCGGCAAAACCACCGTGTTGACGACAGCCTGGACGTCTCGGCCGAAGCCGACGATCGCATCCCGCCAGTCCAGTATCCACGGGTTCTTGATGTTCTGGTCGTTGCCGGACAGCAGATGCAGCAGGTCGCCCAAAATACCGGCGACGGTGCGCGCAGCCGCGGCGCCAAGCTGGAGGATTGCATCCTTGTTGGCGACGACGATGTTTGTCAGGCCCTTGGCAGCTTCCAGCACGATCGGCGCGAACAGCAGGCCGAATTGCACCCGGATCGCCTTGATCGCCGTCGACAGCGAATCCAGGGAATCGCCGAGGGCATCGCCGAGGGCGAACTGCTCCGGAGTAAACAGGATGCCGAGCTTTTCGGCCTCAGTGCCAAGCGCGCGCAATCCGTCCGCGCCCTGGTTTAGGAAGGGCAGCAGGTTGGCGCCGGCCTTGCCGAACAGCTCGATCGCCAGCGCCGATTTCAGCGCGCCGTCCGGCATCCGGGCAAAGGCGGCGGCCACGTCCTGGACGATGGCTTCATTCGAGCGCAGCCTGCCGTTGGCATCCTTGATCTTGACGCCGAGCTTGGTGAAGACGTTGCCGGCGGTGTCGACCTTCTTGGCGGCATCCTTGGTCTTGACGCCGAACCGCGTGACCTTGACGCCCGTCGCATCCAGCACATCCCCGGCCTTGCTGGTTTCCGTCGCTGCTTCGGCGATCGCCTTGTTGAGGCGGGACATGCCGGAAACGAATTCTTCCTGGCTGACGTCGGCCTGCTTGGCGGCGAATTCCAGCCGGCCATAGGCATCGATCTGCAGGCCGGTTTTTTGCGCCGCCTTGCCCGCGGCGTCGGCAGCTTCCGCACCGGACTTCGCCAGACCGACAACGGCCGCCGTGGTCCCGCCGGCGGCAGCAGCCAGTCCGGTGCCGAGCAGCGCCAGGCGGCGACCAACCGTTGCCAGGTCGTTGCCGACCTTCGACAGGCTGGCGCCAAATTTGTCAAGATCGGCTTTGACGGCGGCGTTCTTGATCTGGTTGAAGGCCTTTTCGCCGGCATCGCCGAGCGCCTTCAGCTGATCCTTGATCACGTCGCCACCCTCAAGCGCGATGCGCTGGACGATCGGTTTTCTGGCCATAGGTCAACCGTCCGGATTGAGGTGTTTCAGGTAGAGGTCGCCGAGACGCGCCGCGGCGCGTTCGGTGATCTCGCGAATGGAAAACCGGTCGCGAATGTTGACGCGGTCGATGCCGACGAAAAGCGGCACCAATGTCGAAGGCGCGCCGGCACCGCCCCGCTTGAGGGCGCTCAGGCTGACCTTGCCGGTTTTCGAACCGCGCCGATTGGTGGCGATCTTGCCGGCGAGCAATGGTGGTTTGCCCGGACGTTCAATGCTGACCAGCGGCCCGATGGTCTTGATGTAGAGCGCTGGCGTCATCTTCTGCCGGCCGGCACGCTTCGGCGTATCCTTGAGCGGCAGCCAGAGGCGCGGCTTGCCCGAGATCGTCCCGCCTTCTTCGAAAATGCCGGCATAGCGGATGTTGTGGAAAATCAGCGCCGCCGCATGATCGAGAATCTGCGCTTCGGATAGACGTTGACGCGCAGCGCGTTCTGCCAGCGTTTGGAGAAACCGGCAGCGGCGATGTCGGCCCGCCCCTCGCGCTTGACGATGTCGCCGGCTTCGCTGATTGCCGCCGTCGCCGCGAAGGCAATCGGGTCTTTGATCCCGAACATTGCCCCGGCGAATTCGGCCGGCTTGGCCTGATAGCGGAAGCGCGCCATTTGCCCTCGGCTCGGAAACGTGTTTCTATTTGGGCGGGGAGGGGCTTTACATGAGATATGTCGGCTTAATACTTGCGCTCACCGCGACCGCCGCGATGGCCAAGGATCAGGTGCTGATCGACCCGCTCGAATTCATGGTGTCGTGGCCCGATCTGGTCGGCCGCGACGTCGTCATCACCAAGGGCCGCGTCGCGCTGGCCAGCGACAAGTTCATGTTACTTAGCCTGCCAGGCGGCAACGTCACGCTGATGCCGCCATGGGTCGACCGCGATGACCTGCGGCCCTTGTTCGAGCATTGCACCAGCATCCTGACCGACGTGCGTTGCGACGTCGCCGCTGAAGGCACGGTCGGCAAGATGACCATTGGAAACGGGCCGCAGCTTTCCAGCGTCGATTTCTACAAGCCGGCCGGGCAGTAAAAATCAGTCGCGTTCGGCGTCTTTTTAGGCCGTGAACTCATAAATGCAGAATGACCGCCTTTAGAAAGCGGACCTACTCGGCATTGTCGTTGCGACTGAACACCTCGGCAGGAACTCTCAACTCCTCGGATCGTGCGGCGGCAGGATACCCTGGAGCGGAAAGCCTGATGCAAACGTCGCGCCTGTCCCTTTTGAGGTCGTAGGCGCTATACTCTGCAAGGAATGTGCTGCTGTATCGGATATGGGATTCAGGATTTTTTGCCACCAGATAGATGTCGTATCGTTGGGGGTGGCGACTTTCAAACGGCCCGAATGCGATGACTTTCACGTCCTTTTCGCCGGCGGCAGGGCATAGCCCGGCGGACACATAGACGACTTCTCTGTCCGACCTCTCCAAGTATCGTGTGATGTCGATGGTGGATGACACCTCCAACTTGACATACTCTCCGTATGGAAGCTTGGCGAGATTTTGCGGGGGGCTTCCGTCCGCGACGCGTTGGTATTTCAACGAGCCGAGTCCCGTGCAAGCAGAGAGGGACAGAGCTATGACGGCATAGAGAGAGCCCAACCGCAACATGATGAAACTTTTAGAACCCGCATGCGACATTCAGGTTGACGTATGCAGAAATTACTGGATGTCCGCAATGAGGTTGATGCGAGACTTTCATATTAAGGTCGAATCTGATCCAGGCTCCGCCGCAATACAAAATGGCAGCCGACAAGGACCCGGTGCTGAAGTTCGATTACGTCCCGGCCATGCCCTCATATTCCCAATCGAAGCGCTTTCTGAGTTCTTGCACGCTATCATCCCACGTCGCGCGCTCGCATTTCCGTAAGATGTTGAGGAGGCTCGCCAATACGCTCTGCCACTCAAACACATCGACAAACACCCATGCGGTGGAGCGGCGTGGCAAGTGCGATCTCACGTCGTTGGTCACGACGTAGACACGGAAATCGTCGGTTCCTATGTCGTCGTCCCAACCAATGGCCAGACACATAGCCAGCGCCACGCTTCTGGGATTGGAGGGTTCCCATTGCTCAAGAAGCTCGACCGAATCGAGCATTTTCACACCGGCCTCTATCTCCATTTGCGTATAGCCCTCGCGGATCCGGCTCTCGGCAACATCACCCAGGTTTGAAGCATCCACGCTCCGCAAAGATAGGCGGTCGGGGAGAGGAACCCTGGCAAACTCAAGCCATTTCTCATTCGCCCGTGCCAATGTCCGCTCCTTGATGCCGCTGCGTCGTAGATAATGTTTAGGGAGCGCACTTATAACGGTTGACGACGCGGACTGGAACGGCCGTCCTCCGCCACGCGATCAAGGCGCATTTGTGAGTTCACGGCCTAGGATTTTCTTGACGTCCTTCGGATCGCCGCGTGCAGCCATGGCGTTGGTCGCAAGCGCCTCGGCGGCGTTGCGTTTCCTGATCCGCTCGGAGAAATGCAGGCGGCCGATCAGCTCCCTTGGCGTGCATTGCCACAGCCGGCCCTCGTCGTGGCCGTGCTCTGTCAGCTCGACGATGACTTCGGCGATTTCGTAGCCGGCACCCTTGGTGATGCTGCGGCCGCGACGCCCACGGTTGCCCCCAGCGCCGTCAGCTTCTCGACGAAGGGGCCTATTCCGTTTGGGAGCGTGACTTTCAGGATGGCGGTTAGCAGATCGGCCTGTGCCTCGACCGAAAGCCGTCCAGCCGCCTTTTCCTGTTCCTCGTCACCGGGAAAGCCGATGCCGGCGGCAATGATGGCCGCAATGGCATCGCCGCCCATTTCCATCAGCTTGTCGATGCCGACATCCTTGCCAACCATCAGCATGCGCACCTCGGGAAAGCGGGCGAGCAGGCTGACGACGCCCTTTGCCGAAACACCGAACACTTCAACCGTTGCGTTGCCGACCGGGACGCGCTCGGTCAGCGGTGCGATATCGAGCAGACCGACCATCAGGCGGCCTCGGTGATGGTCATCGTGCCGAAGTCGGACGAGCCGTCGGTATAGGTGGTGGCGAGCAGGTCGCCGGTGATCTCGATCTGGCCGAAATCGGCGTCCTCGATCGGGCTGAACGAGCCGGTCGGGCCGAACGACACCGACGGGAAAACGCCGTGCACCTTGTTGCCCTGGGTGTTGTCGCCGATGAATTCCAGCGCGCCCGAGATCACCGATTCCGACATCAGGCGGATGGTCTTGGTGCCGTCGGTGGCGGTCACCGGATCGCTCGACATCAACAGCAGCTGCAGGTTCTCCGCGGTGATCTCGTCGAGCACGATGCGGATCTGCATGGCCTGGTTGTTGTACTGGGTGAAGTCGGTCTTCTTCGAACCGCCGCGCGTCTTCCTGTGCTCGAGCTTGTCCTGCGACGGCGTCAATTCGCACTCGACGATGTTGCCGAGATCGCGCTGCACGCCGCCGGTCGGCGTCCACAGCGCATAGCCGGTGCCCTGGAAATAGTTGTCGGCGCTTGGAGAGGCTGGCATGGTTTCTTCCTTTCGGTGATGATGCCCGTCAACCGGGCGGTTGAAGAGAAATGCTAAGCCGAGAGCTCGCCGGGCTTGAGCAGGTAGGTGAAGGCGAAGGCGACGCCGATGCCGCCTTCCATGGAGCGGCCGCGCTCGGTTGCCGTCTGCGAGCCTTCGTAGACGATCGACTGGCGCTTGACGGTCAGACCGAGCAGCGTGGCGTCCGTCATGACGGCGGCGATGAGGTTGATACGCAGCAGGTTGAGATCGGTGCCGACATCGGTGGCCTTGCCGGCCAGCCGGAACTGCACTTCAGGCGTCATTTCGATCATTTGCGGCGGCGGGGCGGCATCGCTGCGGCGACCGGGAATGGTGCCGACAGTGTGCTCGGCGCCATCGAGCAGGATCACATATTTCTGCGTATCGGGCAGGCTGCTTTCGTTGCGGCGCGCCTCGAAAGTCGCGTCGACCGCCGCCGCCACGATCAGCAGGCGCGCCAAGATCGCCTCGCGAGGATCCTCATAGGCCATCAGGATTCCTCCAGGATCAGCCGGATCTGTGCCTGCACCTCGCCCTTGGGTGTCGGCAGGTAATGGTGCGAGATCACACTCCAGTTCTTGCCGTTGAGCGTCAGCGCTGCGTTGGCCAAGTCGGCAACGGCGATGCCCTTTTCCGCCAGTTCGGAGGTGCGCACCGACGCGGCCGGCCGGATGGTGGCGATCGACGGCCCTTCCAGCACCTCGACGCCAGCCGTCTCGTCGATCGCCGAGAGATCGGCCGTCGTACCGGCGGTGTCGTCCAGCGTCAGCGTCGCGGCCTCGCCCAACACCGTATAGACCGGGTTGAACAGCAGCGTATTGAAATCAACCAGCCCCATCGGTCGCCACCTTCCGCATCATCCGCGAAACCAGCCCAGCGCGCATCTCGGCCAACGTGAACTGCTGCGCCATCAGCGACGCCCACCAGGCCTCGCGCCCGCCCGGCCGCTTCGGCCGCTCGATGTCGGCGAGTTTTGTCGATCCCATCGGTGCTGCGGCGCTGGTCGGCTCAACGATCACCGGCACGCCGGCGACGACAGCGGCGATTGCCGCCTTGCTCGAATGCGTCACCAGCACATGCGCGCCAGCGAGGTCGTGACAAAGCGGTCGCTTGCAGCCTTTTTCGCGGATGACGATCGGCCGGTCGGTCTGGCGCCGGATGCGCCGTTCGATGGTGCGCGACCATGCCGCCATGTCCATGCCCATCATGTGCCCGCTCCAGCCGCCGGGCAGCGCCAGCAGCACGTGGCCGGCGCCGGGCTCCCGCCATGGCGCCATCGGCACCAGCAGGCGATCTTTGTCGCAGTCGGCCAGCAGCGCCGGCGTCATCCCGCCTGACGTGATGGCATAGTAGCCGGTCGCCTCACCGTTGGCCGGCAGGTGAAAACCGTTGTCGATCAGCCACCACGGCGTCTTGTCACGAATAGCGTGCGGCACGATGCGCTCGGCCAGCCAGTGATGGCCCCACACCACGAACGGTTCTCCACGCGGCGGCGCACCCTCGTGGATGCGCGTCGCGCCACGGCCGCCGGCGTGGAGCGCTTCCATGATGCGGCGCGTCTTTTCGCGGCGCTCCGGCGTCACGCAAAGCCAGATCGTCATGTCCACTCCACCAAAAAGTCGCCGCCGATCTCCCATTTCACTTTGCCGCCCCACGCCTTGAGCAGGTCGAGCGCAGCAAAACGGCCTCGGCCGTAGCGCTCGGCGTTGCCGTTGGGTTTTTGCTCGATGATGATGACCGGCCTTTCGCGGCGGATCGTCTGTTCGCCGCCCTCGAGGATCGGCTTTTCAAAACCCTCGACGTCGATCTTCACGAAATCGATGCCAGTGAGATCAAAACTGTCCAGCATGCGGGCGGCGATCAGCTCGCCTTGCTCACCGCCTTGCGCGACATGGCTGTTGCCGGTCGATTCCGGCGGCATGGCGATGGCGAGCTCGCCCTCGACGCTGTCGAGCGCGACCCGGTGCAGGTCGATGCGGCAGGCGGCGAGCGGCTCGGCGAGATTGCGCTCAAAACATTCCAGATGCGCCGGCAGCGGTTCGAACGCCGTGACGCGGGCGAAATCGAGCGCCATCACCCGCGACCACAGGCCGACCTGGGCACCGATGTCCACGGCATGGCCGCGCCTCGTCACATGGGTCAGCGCCTTGGCGTATTTCCTGTACTGGTAGGTTCCCCTGCCGTCGACCAGCGGGTTGATGGCGAGTTGCCCCTCGAGGTGTTCGTCGCTGTCGGGGAACCACATCCCCCTGATCTGTTTCATGCTGCCCTCGATTGTGTCAGATGGGTCTGTGCGGCTGCGGTCACGTCCTCGACCCTGATCGCTTGCATCGCTGCCCGGCAGTGCGCGCAGGGCCGCAGCGAGCCGCAGGCCTTCGCCCCGCCCGTCAGATTGACGTGGCCGGCATAGCCGGTCACGTCAGGTGGAATGAAGCCGCCAAACAGGACGACGCCGGGCACGCCGACTGCCGCAGCGCCGTGATGCATGCCGCCCTCCGGCCCGACATAGAGCGAGGCGCGAGCGAGCGCCGCCATCGCGTGCCGAAAGGACGGCGCCCTGACCTGGCGGGCGTGCCTGATCCTGTGGTCGCCATGAGCGAACTGCACGATCTCGGCGCCGTCAGCGGCAAGCCGCGCCGCGACCGCGTCGTAGCGATCCGCCGGCCATCGCTTGTTCGACGCCCAGCTCTTGAACGCCTCGACGTTCGGCTCCATCAAGACGAAGCCGGCGCCGACGCCGGCCGCCCACGCGAGCTCATGCTCGTCGAAAAACAGTTCGCCCGGCACCGGCCTGAAATCCATGTTCCAGATCCATCGCTGCCGGGCGCGGTCGAGCCCGTTGTAGATCCTGTGCCCCGTCCGGTAATCGATCCATTCGAGATCCGGGTCCGCCTCGCTTCCGGGTGGCGCGATGTTCGGGTTGCCCCGGAAGATTTCCTTGCTGTGTTGGTCCCAGGCGATGCGCCGGCCGTCGCCGAAGGCAATCCGCTTGCCGCGCGCCGCAGCACCCCGAGCCAGGCCCGTCGCCATGATGTTGTCGCCGCGTCCCATTCAGCTGGCCCACTTCACAGGCAGTCCTCGAACTTAAGCCGCGGCCAGACTTGAACCGCGCTGTCGGGATTGGCGTTGACGATCTCGACGCCCATCTTCACCGCCGACGGCGCGATCGCCCGGTATTCCGCCAGCTGATCGGCGAAGGCCTGCGGCTGACCGCCTTTCGGCCACGGCCACGTCAGCCCGTGGCTGTGTCGCTGCCCGTTGGCCCCAAGCTTGGCGTCGACGCCGAGCAGGACGATCCGCTTGGCGCCGGAATGAATCGCCAGGTTGATGGCACCGGTCGTGCTCGTCCGCGCCAGCGCGACTTCGCCAGGATTGGCCGATAGATGCGTCGGAATGATCTTCTTGATGCGTTTGACGCGCGGATCGCCGATTTCCATCGCCGTGGTGACGATCAGACCGGCAAAGGCGTCGGCGCTGGGCCGCAGCCGCTTCTCCGTCCACCAGCGGCCGTCGGCGAAGAACAACACATCAGCCGCCGGCCAGTGCAGCCACGACGACTTGACGGCGATGACCCGCCGCCCTTTCAGGAGCGACAGGTCGAGTTGCTTGACCGATGGACCGGATGCGAGAACGAAGACGGTCTCGCCTGGCCAGTCCCTCGGGACGCTCCACAGCATCAGATCGTGAACGCGCCCGTCAGGCGAACGGTGCCGATCGAGGACGGGTTGGCTGCTGCCGCAACCGCCACACCGATCAGCTTGTTCGAACCGGCCGTCGTGGTGCAGTTGGAGGTCGCATCGGCCCAGTAGATTTTGTCGCCGAGTGCCCACGCCTGGGCCGAGACTTTCGGCAGGATCCAGACGCCCTCGGTTGCAATCACGACATCCTCGCCTTCGGCCGCATCGGTAATGCAAACGCCGAACAGCGAGCCAACGCGGAAGCCGTCGCCTGCCGAAAGGTCGACGGAATCCGTGGTGTCGGTGTTGGTGACGGTAATATGATTACCGGGCTGCACATAGTTGGTAGCCATCTTGGGCTCCTTTCGTGAAAATCAGGTGGGGGGAAAGGAGCGGCTTGGGCCGCTCCGATTGATCAGGAGCCGGTCGAGTAGAACAGGCCGCGATAGTCGAGCGCCTTCACGCCAGCATCAATGCGGACCTTGAATTCCACACCGTCGACGTTCCAGCCGTCCCGCTGTTCGAGCACTGGATTCGAATTGCCGTTGAGATAGGCAACCTCGATGGTGTCGTGCTGGTTCGGGTTCGCCGCCAGATACCACTTGACCGCAGAATGCGTGGACAGGCGGGCTTCCGGAACGACCGTGACAAGGCCGCGAACCGTGTTAGGGTTGCGCTGCGTGCCGGTCGGATCGAATTCCGCCGCCATCAGCGCCTTGGCCTTGCCCTCGATCTCCACCGGAACTAAGGCATACGCCGGACGGATGTTGAGGCCGCCGGTTGCGTGGCTGTCAGGGTCCTGCTGGAGAGCCATGGCGGTGCGACCAGCGTCGACGGCCGTCATGGTGAAGGCGCCAGTTCCCGAATTGCCATGATCGGCATGGAACAGCGTGATGCCGTCAGCCATCGCAGCGTTGTCGGTAACCACGGCATAGACGAGGTTGCCGATCGTGCGCCGCGCCGCCCGACCCATGCGGGACGGGATCTTGGTGAAGGCGTTCAGGTCATCGTTGATGATGGCCTGGCGGGTGATCGAAAACATCTTGCCGTAGGTGGCAAGCTGGATCGTCTCGGCACGGTCGCCGATCGTCCCGTAGGTGTATTCAGCACCTTCCGGCACAACCGACAGCGACGGGAAGAGGTTCAGGTCGATGCGCTTGGTCGACTTGAAGTCCGACAGCGTGCCGCGCGCGGTCCACTGTTCAAACGTCTCTTCGGCTTCCATGTAGCCCTTGAGCATCGACTTGTTGGCGATGTTGGCAAGGATTTCCACAAAGTCGGAAGTCGAGTGTTGCATGGTGAAGGCGGCACCCACCATTGCCATGGGGTCAGCAAAGGACATCTTGACGTTGGCGCGGGACAGGCTCTCGCGGGCGATTTCGCGGAGCGTCATCGAGGAGAACTCGTTGACTTCGCCGCCGGCATGGCCAGCCTTGAGCATCAGCGACTTGGAGACGCCTTCCCTGAAGCGGTCGCGCGCATCCGCCGTGATGGTTGCAACTGGGCGGATTTCCGGCTGGGTGTCGTGGGCCGCAAGCGCATTGATGATCGCGTCCTTGGCCTTGTCGAGGTCGCCGGCAGCGGCTTTCATGACAGTCGCGGTTTCCGACATGGTGAGCTTCGCCGTCTCGCAACGGGCAAAGATTTCGTCGGCATGGTTGACGACGGCGGCGGTCGGTTCCGTGGCCGTCACGGTTTCAGTATTAGCCATAACAGGCTCCTTTCGTGAAGTGGCGGTGGCCACGGTGGGAAGAACAGGCCGAGCGCGTTGCGCGGACTGCAGGAACTCCGGTGCCTTGGTGTAGAGCGCGTAATCGAATGGTGCGGTCGCCACCGCCTTCGTTTCTTCGCGATCGCTTGCGAAGCCGAACTCGACAGCCTCTTCGGCATCGAGCCACGTTTCTGTCAGCATCATGGCGCGCATTTCCGCAGCGTCGATGCCGGTTTTGTGGGAATAGATACCGGCGATGATGCTGCCGAGCTTGTCCAGGGTATCCGCTGTTTCGCGGTGATCCTCGGCGTTGCCGATCGTCACGCCAGACGGGTCATGAATCATGATAAGCGCGCCGTCTCGCATCACGATCTTGTCGCCGGCCATGGCGATGACAGACGCAGCAGAAGCTGCCAGACCATCGACATAGACAGTCACATCACCATGTGCCTTCAGTGCATTGAAGATCGCGACGCCTTCAAAGACGAAGCCCCCGCCCGAATTGAGCCGGACGGAAACAGGGCCTTTCCCATGTTCGGCAAGTGCTTCGACCACATCGCGGCCAGTAAAGCCGGAGCCGTCGCCCCACATGTCGCCGACATCGCCGTAAAGCACGACTTCGCCGCCGACCAGAAGCCGGTGAGTCATGGCAGTTCCTTTCCTGAAAACCTATTGCTGAACGGGCTGTTCAGTTGTGGCCGGGTTGCCGGCGCTTGTGACCTTGCGCGGGTCGCTGTCGAAGATCAGGCCGAGCCCATCCCCCCGCTGATTGTCCGCCGCGATTTCCGCATCGAGATACCCAGGATCAAAGCCGAGTTTTCGCTGTTCATTCGAACGGGACGAAACGCCTGTGCGAATGGCATCCCGCATCGCTGTTACTTCCTCGCGCGGATTGATCATCTCACGCCGCGGCGCCGTCCACATCACATTCGCGTCGGTCCTGCCGACCTGGACCTGTGCCGAATCGAGGAACCATTTCCCGATCGGCTGGAGCATCTGGGGCAGAAGCATGAAATTCCGCCAGGCATCGATATTGCGCTGGAATTCAAGCCAGCCCATGCGGCCGGAGGAAAAGTTCACGTTTGACAGGTCGCCGGTCATCGCCTCATAGGAAATGCCCAGCCCCGACGCGATCTCGCGGTCCTGCGCCTTGATGTATTCCCCATAGTCTCCCACTTGAGGCGGGTTGCCGAAGGTGACATCCTCACCGTCATTAAGCCGCTCGATCATCCCCGGTTCAAGGGACTCGATCTGAAAGGTATCCCCATCCGCCAATGACGCGATGCCGTCGTTACCTTCGCTTGAGCGGATGAATGCCGCGAAACAAGCGGCAATCTTTTGCCGCATCAGATGCGCGTCGGCAAAGTCCGCACGGTCCCGCATGCGAAGAATGACCGGAGCGAACCACGAAATGCCGCGCGCCTGGCCGGGCCGCGACGTGTAGAAGACGTGGCTTATGAACTCGGCCGGAACAGGTCTGCTCGTCTGCAGGGTGTAGGTTGCCATTGAGCCCGGATGTTCCGGAAACAGGTGATAGGCGACGATCTTCCCGAAGACGTTGAACTCGATGCCCTGCACCGCGAAATTGCCGTTGGGCTGCGGGCCGCTGATCGAGGAGTCGATATAGTCAGGCTCCATGACCTGGATCTGAAACGGCAACGGAAGGCTGTCTTCTGTACGACGAGGGCGATACCGGATCAGGGCTTCGCCTGCCTCCACGACGCAGCCCATGGCAAGATTCTGAATGCCGTAGAGATCATGGCGCCCGTAAGCATCGCAGGCCGTCGTGTCGAAATGATCCTTCAGAAGCTGTTCAAGCCGCGCCTTCTGCGCTTCGTTCGCGGAGCTGATCGTCGGGATAATCCCGGACCCGACGACGTTATGTGTGATAACATGTTTTGCCCGAGCCGCGAGGGAAACGTTGCGGACCATGTCCCGCGCCACGTCGCGGACACGACTGGCAGCCCCGAGCAATTCCGTATTGGCGTCGGTCGATACTGCGCGCCAGCCTTGCGCCCTGCGGCCTCGTGTGGCGGCATCGTAGCTCGCCCGCGCCTCCGTTATCGCGGACTTCTTCAGCGCCTTCCTTGGCGAGATATAGCCCGACAAGCGGTCAAGGATGCCCACGATCAGCACCCGTTCCCGTATGCGGCAACCGTGCGGCGTGGGCGTGTCGACGTTCCAGCCACGTCAGCCTCCATGATCGAAAGCTGCTTCTGCATTTCCGCCAGTGATCGGAATGTGGTTGTCGTCTCGCCATGCCGGACAGTCAGAACGCCCGATGCCATGGCCGACTTGAGCGCGTCGATCTGCGTCTGTGTATAGGCCATGGTTACTACCTCAACCATCCGCCGCGGCGCTCAACCCAGCCCGATCGTCTCGGCCTTGGATTGGAAACGCCCGCTGGAGGGGCGGGCGCGGCTTCTATCTGTTCTGTTCGCGGCTTTGGCGGCGGGGGATTCCTAGACTGCGCCGCAAGCAAATGCCCCCATCGGACATTCAGGCTTTGCAGCGCAGCATAGGCATAAACCCGGCAGTCCAGCGCCTCATTGCGCATTCCACCGGGGAGGACATAGACCCGTGTCGGAAAGCCCTTGACGTATTTCGTTTGAACAATCTCAGCGGTAAGCTGCTCGAAATAGTGGGGCTCCCGCTTGGGAAAGTGACAATACCCCGGCCCCGGTACCTTGATCTTCAGCCTGGCGTAGACAGCATCCTTTGCCGCATCGACGCCGATCAGGAAAAGGTTGATCCGGCCCTTGTTGTTCTTCGAAGCGTATCGAGGCCAGACAGGACGCCCCGGCCCGCCCATGCCCTTGATTGCGTAAACCCGCCTGCGAACCCGGTCCTTGACGAAGCGATAGACAGCCTGCGTATGGTGGCCGCCGGAGTCGATGCATGCCGAATGGACAGGAAGCTCAGTCCCATCGGCCCGTTCCGTTAGTTCAAGCAGGTATTCGTCCAGCTCTTTCCACAAATCCGGTGCGGATGGATCGCCGTAAATAATCTTGTGCTCAAGCGACCACGATTCCTCGTCCGGCGCCCAGCCGACTTTCTCAATCTCCAGACGATCATCCTGGACGTCGATGCCGCAAGTGACGACAAGCACTTGATCCGGACAGGCCGGCAAATCTTCCGTTCGCGATAGAAGCGACCGGCCGTCGACCTTCTCGGCTTCCTCTTCCCAGGTCTCGCCGAGCGTGGTGTTGATCCACGTCTTTAGCGTTTCCGGCGACCGCTTGGCCGCAATGAACGCAACCGCCATATCGGCCACACTCGACCACGGCGAATAAATCTCGTTCAGGTGGAACCCGACGACCGCGCTCTTGCGTGTCGCCTTCCACTTCCCCCATCGAATAGCAGCGCGGCGTTCCGCATCAGACCATCCTGCCCCGCATTCCTCGCAATGATACAGCGCATCCTGCGGCTTGCCGTCCGGCCATTTCACACCGGACCAGACGAGCCGTTGTTCATGCTGGCAGTGCGGGCAGGCCACATGGTAATGGCGCTGGTCGGTTTCGTCCCACGCCGCCTCGATGCGGCTGATGCCTTTTATCGTTGGCGTCGAGCACATGACGATCCGGCGATTCCAGAACGTCGAGGTGCGCTTGATCGCCAGCGAGAGCGGGTCGCCTTCTGCCCCTGCACTTGCCGGGTATCTGTCGACCTCGTCGGCCAGCACCACACGAATAGGCCGGGAGGCAAGACCGGCCGCGCTGTTCGCGCCGACCACCGTGACGTGCCCGCCATTGAACCGCTTATGAAGCAGCGTGTTGCCGCTGTCCCTTGAGCGTGGATCGGCTACCTTGTCCTGAAGCGCGGGCGTGTCCCGCAACATCGGAGCCAGCCGATCTTTGCTCCACGTCTCTGCCATATCGAGCGTGGGTTGCATTACCAAAATCGGCGACGGGTCTTGCGAAATGTGAAACCCGACGATGTTGTTCAGGATCTCCGTCTTGCCGACCTGGGCCGAGGTCATCAGCACAACGCGGTCGACGCCATGATCCGAAATCGCGTCCATGATGCCGCGCTGGTATTCGGCGCGGCGGGTCATCCATTGCCCTGGCTCCGCGCTCGATTCCGACGAGAGCCGTCTATACCTGTCTGCCCATTCAGATATCTTCAGTTTCGGAGGCGGTGCCGCCGTCTTCATCGCCGCCGTCGTCGCCTTCTGCAATTGCGGCAGGACTTTCAACGGAGGTTGCGGCAAGCTCGGCAAGGGCCTCATGAATGAACGTCTCTATGATCTCGTGGCACGCTTCCGTTGCAGTCTCGACCGCCACCATCGGCGCGGCCTTGGGGGCCACGCCAAGGGAGCGCTGCCGGAATCGCGACACCATGTCGGCCCATGTCTTTTCGATTTCCTCGACCGGCGCCACTTCGCCGGCCATGCGCTCGGCTTCATATTCGGCGATATCGGCGCGGGCTTTCAGCAACCGGGTCTTGTGGCTGCTGTCGCCTTCCGGCGTGTCCGCTCCTATCGCGCGGGCCTTCAGAAACTTGACGTATCCCTGCACGGCGGGGACTAGATCATATCGCCCGCGTTCGCCCTTCGGGATCGTCCCGTCCTTGGTGAGCTGCTGGACCCGCCGCGGTGTGAGCATCAGCAACTTGGCGATGGTCTCAACTGGGTAGGTCGCTTCACTCATTCGACTTGCTTTTCCCTGCAACCGGAACCATCATCCACGGTCATGAAACGTTACGGCTTCGTCGGCTCCCGCAGCCGGCAAGATCAAAATTCGGTCTTCGCGAAGGTGGCAGAATTGCCGCCTGGCAGTGCTGTTGTTTCCGGCGGGGCTAAAGGCCCAGACAAATGGGCTGAAGAAGCGGCGAGGCACCGCGGCCTGCAAACCATCATTCACCTGCCGGAAGCCGGCCAATCGACTACCAGATGGGCTGCGACCGAAAAATTCTATGCCCGTAATCAGAAGATCGTTGACGACAGCGACGTGCTGATCGCGTTCGTGTCACCCGACCGAAAGGGCGGGACAGAAGATACCATCCGCCGCGCCCGCAAGAAGGGTATCCCTGTTATTCTTGCCTGACGCCAGCCAGCCAGACTGCGCCGAACGCCGGGACGCTATGGCTGCGCAACACCGCCAACGCCTCATGCATGTGAAACCCGCTGGTCGCGACATCATCAACAACTAGCGTTCGGCCTTTCGGCACTGTCTCCACTTCGAGCGGCGGCAGTCTCGAAAACTCCTTCGGGTGTGACGAACCGCTGACGAACCGATCGGTGAATGCCTTGGACAATTCCGCGCCGATCCGTCCGGCAAGCTCGACCGCAATACGAACCGAAAGGCAATTCGGACGGCGCGAATGGCCACATGCCACAGGGACCACCGCATCGAAGAACCCCACTCCGAACATTTCGAAAAGCAGCGGTTCCATGTCGTCGCAGATGCCAGATACGAACGCCGCGGCGAGTTCCAGTTTTGCCGACCTTAGTGCAGATAGGTCATCCTTCTTCGCGTCGACTCGCCACGTTCGGCACCGGAGATATCGGACACCATTTCGCGAAAGCAGGCCGGGGCTCCATACCAGCGAACCGAGCGGAGACGGCTTGCTATCAAAGGAGTCGAGCCGGATGCTGGCCAGGTCTATGTCCATCTGATCCGCGAAACGAAACGTGTTTCAAAGTCTGGCGCTAGCGCGAAAACACGCTGTCGCCCACCCGCATATGTTTGAGCTCCTGGGAGGACCCAAAGGGGGGCCTTCACGCATGGGTCAGAGCCCTGCGCCTGCCCTTGCGATTGCCAGGCCAACAGCGATACCGCACCCAATGGCAGATGCGAACTTCGTGGCCAGCGTGCCGAGCTTGGAGCGGCGCTTGTCGAGAAAGCTCGTCATGGCACCCCGCTATGGTTCTGGATGGAGATGGCAAAGGGGTACAACTCCCCTTCATGCGGGGGGCGATCCCCGCATTGTCCCGGCGAAAACTCTAAGGCCTCGCGCAGACGGACATTTCGCCCTTGTTGGGATAAAATCCCAAATCCTCGTCGCAACTTAGCCTATTCGTCCCAGCATTTCAATAGGCGCCTTGGTCTTCACCTCGCGACCCAGGATATTCAGCATCACGGTGATATCTTTCTCGCCGACGCCGGCCACAGCGCCTTTCAGGCCAATCAGCGCGCCCTCTGTCACCTTGACCGTTTCACCAACCGCGACGTTGTGGCCGTGGACCCGCAGTTCATCGAAGTCGCCGGCATCTTGAGCCCGACGAATGGCCTGCACAGTTGCATCGTCAATCATGATCGGCTCACCGACACCGGCGCCGGCCTGCGAGCGCAAGACCTTCTCGACGGCCGAGCAGTTCAAGACGCGATGCCAGTGCACGGAGCCGAGGACGAACAGGTAGCCGTTGAGCAGCGGGTAGTAGCGCGTGATCCAGCGGTTTTGCCGAGGGTGTCTGTATTCCTTTCGGTATTGCGGCAAATACACCGCCTGCCCGAGCGCAAGAATCTCTTCCCCGGCCCTCAGATCGGAGGAAGGCCTGGTCTTGACTATGAACCACCGCGGCAGATCGACATGCTTGTTCATTGATCAAACCCCGGCGCGTTCACCCGCTCTATGCCCGTCTCGTTTGGCGTTACCCCGGCGACCTCGCAGGCCTTCCGGTAGGCTTCGATAAACTTGGGGCGATTCACCCACACCTTCGCGCACATGTGTTCCGGCCACATCGGATTGCCGAGATCGGAAAGGGCGATGCTGTATGGCGAGCCCATCGGCCTCGACCCGCTCATCTCGTCTAGGTTCAGGCTCGTGACGCGCCACGACGAGTTGCGCCAGATCTCGACCTCACCGTCCACAAGGCCGTGCTCATCAAGTCCATGCTCGTTTCTCACGCGGCCTGCTCCCATTCGCGCCAGCCGTTGCCATCGCCTTCGTTGAGTAAATCAGCCGGGACGCGACAGCCGCGCTGTCCAGGGCCAGGTCCCCACATGGAGGACGACCAAGTTTTGTTGCTTCGGGCGTACGCCAGCCGCTTCGGCCACTGCGCGCCCTCATCGGCTTCGGCGGACGCGATGCCGGCGGCGAAGCCTTCGAACCGCCGCTTGCTGATGAAGCGGCATGCATGGATCGTTTCGAGATCGGGCTTGGTTTTCAGGAACGCCATATAGGCAGGGATGGCAGAGAGGCAGAGCGCGCATTCGTCGTTGTCGAGCTTCTTCCACTCGGCAAAGGCTTCAGCCTTCGACATGTTCGGGGTCTTGGGATAGGCCTTCCAGAATTCTTCAAAGGCTTCGGAATAGGAAACCTTCTTTTTCGATTTGACCGGCTGGTCCGGATTTTTTCCGGACAAATCTTTCTTTTCTGTATCTGTCTCTGTCTCTGGTCTAGCATCCGCTTGCGCGGTGCTAGCAACCGCTAGCACTTTCGAGAGAAAACCACATGAAATCAAGGGTTGAAGATTTGGCAGAGCATCAAGGTAGGCCAGCCGCTTCAGGTACGCCGGATTGTTCGGGACCATACCCCCGTTTCGGGATGCGACCAGCATGCACACAACTGCTAGCAACTTGCTAGCATCATCTAGCGTCACCCAATCCTCGCTTGCAAGCAGCGCGAAATGCAGCTTGATCCAGGGCGGGTTGCGGTCGCGGTAGTGCTGGAAGTTTTCCCAATTCCGCACCTTCAAGAGCGTCGTCTTTGCCGCCATCAGAGCCTCGCCGAGTTGCGAACGGCGGAGCAGGCGATGTCTACGAACAGGTCAATGGTTTTGACCGGCCCGTTGCGCTGCTTGCCAATGATGAATTCCAGCTTGTTTTGAACGTCGGAGAGCCGCGAGACGCGGTTGACTTCAGCTTCGGCGTCCTTGCCCTTTTCCTTTTCGAGGTAGTAGGCCTCGCGAAACAGGAAGATAATGGTGTCGGCGTCCTGCTCGATCGCGCCACTATCGCGGAGATCCGACATCATCGGCCTGCGCTCGTTCATGGCGCGGCTTTCGATGTTGCGGCTGAGCTGCGAAAGCGCGACGACACCCAAGTTGCATTCCCGCGCCAGTTCGCGAAGCCCGCCGGAAATCTCGGCGATCTCGTTGTTGCGGTTGCCCTGGTAGCGAGCAGACGGGCGGATGAGTTGGAGATAGTCGACAAAGAGGACACCAAGCGGACAGCCGACAGCTTCGGCGCTCTCCATCATGCGTTCGGTCTTGACCCGAACGTCAGTCATCGACAGGCCAGGTTGCTCCTCAATCCACAACGGCAGCGTGTCGAGGTCGCGGCATGCGGATTTCAATGTGTCGATCTCGCCCGGCTCCACTCTGCCGGTGATCAAGTTGCTGTAGGCAATCTGGATGCCCCAGTCATAAGCGATATCGGTTAGAGCCCGCATCGCCAGCCGCTTCGCTCCCATTTCAAGAGATATGAAACCGGTCCCGGCGCCGCTCTTCGCGGTCCTGACAGCCACCGAAAATCCGACAGCGGTCTTGCCCATGGACGGGCGAGCGCCAATGACGGTCATTTCGCCGCGCTGGATGCCGCCTGTGGCGCGGTTAACGTCTGTCAGGCCCCATGTAATGCCAGTAAGACCGTTGCCGCGCTGCTGGGCCTCCTCGATCTCGGCAAAGGCGCCGACCGCGGCTTCCGCTAACGTCACCCGCGACTTGCGACGTGGACCGGCGCGCAGCTCGGCAGCGATAGTGTCCAGGTCTGACGATACCGACTGGATGGTCACCTTGGTGTCAGACGTTGCGTCGTGCGCGGTTTCCCGTAGGAGCTTTCCGACCTCGGCCGTCTTCAACCTCGCCCATTGAGCCACGACAGCCTTGCCGCCGCGCTCCAGTCCTGGCGGGCCGGCGACGCTCGCCGATGCCAGATCGGCCATATAGGCAGACGGCGACTGATCGGTCTTTTGAGCGAACAGGATCTTGGCGTCTTCCGGCAGAAGTCGGGAAACGATTGGCATGGTCGTCGAGCCGTACTGTTCATGTGCGGCGCGGATCGCCCGGAAAAGCATGCGGTGGATATCCGGGACGAAATGGTCTTCCCGGAGAAAGCTCATCACTTTGCGGAAGTCGCCACCGAACAGAAGCGTGCCAAGCACGTCTTGTTCGATTTCCGGAACGTATGCAGCGTCGGGGATGGTCTGCGACGCTGCGCTCAAGGCCGATGCCCTGTGCTAGGTGCGGGGCGATAGGTGTTGGCGACATAGGCGTAGAAGAACGTGCCGAACGCCTTGCCGGCGGCGTGAGCGTCGGCCATGTCGCCGGTAGCTTCTGCCTTATTGCGAAGGTCGCGCCATTCGAGAAAAGCACGCTGTTGCTCGGCGTTCATGTCGTTGTCGATCTGGCTCACGTTAAGCCCCTTTCCGATGTGGAAGAAACGCGCTTCGAAAGTCTCGCAGCGGCCCACGCGTCCAGGTCGCCAACGTGGTAGAGCGGAATGCGGCCGGCGTACTGCATCGGAGGGCCGCCCCCAATCGATGCCGCCTTATTAAGAGTCGCAAGGGCAATCGGAATGCCATGGCGCTCCAGCAAGTATGCAGGCACTTCGGAGCGCCGAAGGCGGGGCTTATCCATCAGCGAACCTCCTTTTCTTGCGAGAGGATGGACGACTCCCCTTTCGCCCGCATGGCCGCACGCACCGCGCGGACGATTTCACTGTTTTGCGAACTGGCGTTTTCCTTCGCCTCCGCCTTCAAAAAGGCTTTAACGTCGGGGGGCAGGCGCACAGCAACCTGCGGATCAGTACGAGCCATTAACCACCTATATCGCCTATTGCGATATACCACCTATCGCCTATTGCGATATGTTGCGTCAAGTGCTTTTATCGCCTAGTGCGATACACGTGGGGAAAACGCGAGAAAACCGATGGCGCAACAGTCAAAGAGCCGAAAGCTGGACCAGTACATTGTCCGTTTCCCGGACGGGATGCGAGACCGACTCAAGGAACTGGCTGAGGAGCACAACCGGTCGTTGAACGCCGAGATTATTGACCACATTCACAAGGGTCTTGAGCACGAGCGGCTACTTAGCGTGATTGACAGTCGAGAGAGAGAAATCGCGTTACTTAGCACCCAATCGACCGAACTTATAGAGAGCACGACCCGGCGCGAAGAACGCCTATACACGGACTTGGTAACATTACGCCGGTTGCAGCCAGAAAATGAAGCGCTGAAAGAAACCATAAAGTCTAAAGATGAGATTATCGAAAATCTTCAAGAATCTATATCTCTCATGCGGATGATGAATGAGATGCAGCGCCTTAACGTTTCGTTACTCTTTGCTATACTTGACGAGGCGGAAGCCGGCAGCGATGATCTACTTCAGAAAACGATTGCGCATCGTAAGATTGTTCCAACGCCCGAGCAGGAGAAGGACGCCGAACAGTTGGTTTTGGAAATGAGGCGGGTTGCGAAAATAAAGAGCAAAACTAGCTGACATCCGTCAGAGGTTCATCTGTCGGTAGATTTCCCCAGTGATCTTGTTCGCCGCCGCGACCAACACCGAATCGAGCCGGTGGACATACTTGCTCGTTATGGTCCCGCCAGCATGGCCGAGCATCGCAGCAATCGTGCTTTCGGCAAATCCAAGATCCCCACCGATAGACGCGTAGGAATGGCGCATCGTATGCGGGGTGACGCCCACCAGCTCGGCCCGCTGCATAAAACGCACCCATGCCCCTGCCAGGCCGTTGTAGTGACCCGTCTTGCGCAGGGCAGGGAGGACGTAGGGATTGCCAGGAACGCGGAGCGCGCTTCGCAGCACGTCGAATGCTTCTTTGCCTACAGGGCGCACGGAAGGGCCGCTCTTGCTATCCTTCAGCCGGAAGCAACCGGCAGCCTCGTCAACTTCGTCCCACTTCAGAGTTGATATTTCGCCTAGTCGGCATCCGGTGAGCGCGAGCAGCCACGCGCCGGTTATCGCTTGCGGGGTGTCCAGTTCGGCTTGTTCGCCCGTCAGTGCATTTCCGATGGCGCGGTATTCGGAGGCGGTCAACCTTCGGTTACGCACGTTGTCAGCCGGCAAGGTGACGCCCTGGACCGGATTTGCTGAGATAATCCCTTCGCCTACCGCATAGGTTAGGATGCCGCCGAGGAAGCCTGTCGTGCGCGCCGCCGTGCCAGCGCCGCCGGTGACTAGGACCCGGTTTCCATTCTTGCCCGACCGATCGCGCCTCGCTGTCTTTCCCACCGTGACATCTCGAACAAATTTCACGATGTCGGCGCGGTCGAGATCGATCACCAGCTTAGTGCCGAGCAGCGGCTTGATGTGACGCTCTATCCGGCCCCTATCGATTTCAATTGTCGACGCCTTCTTCGGCCGCCGGCTCCTTCCGAGGATCAGGCCCTTGTCGACTGCTTTTAGATACTGGTCGCAGAGCTGCGAAACGGTCAGCGACTTCCGACGCGTCTTGCGCTCAAGGAGTGGATCGGCCTTTTGCAGCACCACGCCGCCCATGGTCTCGATCGCGAGCTTCCGCGCTTGCTCGGTGGTGATGACGCCGTGTCGACCGATGGTCATCCGCCGTCTTGCGCCGTCACCGGACCTATAGTCAACGAAGTAGGTTCGGCTCCCACTCGGATGGACATAGACGCCGAAGCCCTTCAATTCGGAGCACCATATCGTGTACTGCTTGGAACGGAGCTCTGCCCGGTCTACGACAGCTTTGGTGAGTTTTGGCATCGGCAGACCGTCCTATTGCGTGGCAACTCACAATAGGCTCACCGCCAAATGGAAAACAAGCGCCATGTTTGGGGACCGCCGGTAAACTCGGGAAACAGCAGAAGCCCAAGCGCCGCACGACTTTGCACGATTTGGGAAACCTCCAGCCAATCACCGCAAACATCTTCGGCTTGCCCAAGGAAGGTAGCCATTACGATTTGCCGATCGCGCTCGGCCTGATGGCGGCATTGGGGGCCATTCCGGGCGACATGCTGGCCGGCTATGTCGTGCTTGGCGAGCTGTCGCTCGACGGCACCATCGCCGCGGTGGCCGGCGCGTTGCCGGCGGCGATCGGCGCCAATGCCGAAGGCAAGGGCTTGATCTGTCCTTTCGCCTGCGGGCCGGAAGCGGCGTGGGCCGGCAAGGATTTCGACATTCTGGCGCCGCGCAGCCTGATCGCCATTGCCAATCATTTTCGCGGCACGCAGGTCCTGTCACGGCCGGAGGCCGGCATCCATGCCTCGGCGCGTGACCTGCCGGATCTGGCCGACATCAAGGGCCAGGAGAGCGCCAAGCGGGCACTCGAAGTGGCGGCGGCCGGCGGTCACAATCTGCTGAATTTGTTGACAAAGGACCCTACTGTGTGGAAGAGAAACGCTCGTCCTTTGAATGAGTTCTTCCCACATGCGCAAAGCAGCTTCGAAAACCCCTAAGGCCTACTCGTACGTCCGCTTCTCCACCCCCGAGCAACAGCGGGGCGACAGTCTTCGCCGGCAGACGGAAGCTGCGGCGCGGTGGGCGGCTGCGCGGGGTATGGAACTGGATAATAGCAGCTATCAGGACTTGGGAGTCTCCGCCTATGCGGGTGACAACGCCGAGGTCGGTATGTTGGGAGAGTTCCTCGGGGCGGTGCGGGATGGCACAATTGAGGCCGGCTCCTACCTGCTGATTGAAAGTCTTGATCGGCTCTCGCGCGACAAAGCGCGGAGGGCAGTGCGGCTGCTTGGTGATCTCTGTGATAGCGGCATAGCAGTCGTGACGCTTGCTGATGGGAAGGAATATACTGCCGAAGGTCTGGACAACGACCCTATGGGATTGATGTGGGCGCTAATGGTCGCCATGCGGGCCAATGAAGAAAGCGCCACCAAGTCCCGTCGTGTCAGAGAAGCTTGGGGCAAGAAGAAAGAAGCAGCGGCGGCCCAGCGGCGGCCGATGACTAAGCGCCTCCCAGCTTGGCTCACACTAAGCGCCGACAGGACAACGATCGGTGTTGACGAAGACAAGGCGAATATCGTGCGCCGCATCTTTCGGGACGCCATCGCAGGAGGGGGCCAGCATAGCATTGCCCAGACGCTGACTGCCGAGGGCGTGGACACATTTGGGGATGGCAGGCGCAAAGCACCGGTCTGGCAACGGTCCTACGTCAAGAAGCTCCTAGAGAGCCCTGCGGTCATCGGAACGATGATCCCTCATGACACCCGGAAGGTGCGGGGCAAGCGTGTTCGTGACCCGCTCCCGCCGATCCCAAACTACTACCCGGCTATCGTCTCTGCGGCCGATTTTGCGCGGGTGAACAGCGCGAGGAAAGGCAGCAACACTCCACGTGTCCGAGCCTCCACCGGACAGGTCTCAAATGTCCTTGCAAGCCTCGGCAAGTGTCCCCGTTGCAGGGCGACGATGACTAGAGTCAACAAGGGTCGAAAGGGCGGCACTCCGTACCTCGTCTGTGTCTTGGCCAAGGCTGGCGGAGGGTGCATCTATAAACAAGTGCGGCTCGAAAGCATCGAGGCCGCAGTGCGTGAGGCGAGCGGAACGTTTGCCCGTGACGTACCCGGAAGGGATGACCTCCTGGAGGAGGCGCGACGGGCATTGGAGGCCAAAGAACATGGGATCGGCGATGGCATTGAGCGCCTATTGGAGGAGATAGAGCGAGGCAACGCATCTCCGGCCTTACGAAAGCGGCTGACTGATAATGAGGACCAGTTGACGGCCGTTAAGGACGAGCTTGAAGAGGTTGAGGAAAAAATACGCCAAAGTGGAGGTAAGGCCATCGAGCGCCGTTTGGCGCGTCTAGTCGCCACCCTAGGCAACGATCGGGCCAGCATTACAGAAATCAACGTGGCCTTACGGGAGACCTTTCGGGAATGCGTTGTGAACTATTTTGAGGGCACTCTGGATTTTGTTTGGCAGCACAGCGATACACCTACAGAGATACGTTACGCGATGCCAGAGAGTGTCTGAAACCGTCGCCATCTCGCCGTTCAAGAATAGTGCAGTTGAAACAACATCTCAGAGAAAGAGTCTATAATCTGGTCAGCCATTTCTTCGTTGAAAGCCGGTGGCGCCGGTTGTGAGGCGTCGTGCATCCTCTCGATCCCACCGCCGTATCTCGGAGTGCAATATTCTACCAGCCTCAAATTGTTGTGCCCGGCCATGTACAAGAGCGAGTTAAGCGCGTTGTCGGAAACGCTGGCTGCCAGAATGAGCAGTTTCCCCACAATGATCACCGTGAGTTGACCGTTATAATTGTCTGGTAGGGCGGAGGTGGTAGGCAGCCCAAGTGCCCGATGCCAAAACGAATGGTGGTGCTTTTGTCCTTCATATCTGCCTACCCATACCGCCCACCTTGGGGGGAGGCGAGTTTCCCGGCGAAGGTAGCGACGATCTTCGGCGGTAACGGCAATCGTCGTTTCATCGGCAAACTCAAGTACCGCCGTTGTCATGGCGACCCAAGCAGCAAGGATTTCGCAACTCGCTTCGGCCAGCAGATGCCAGTTTCCTTCTATCAGCGGAACCAGGATTGGTTTTGCTGCCCTTTGCAGATTGCTCATCCAGCCGTTGTTGCAAGAGGCGCAGACGCGCCGAATCTTTTGGGTGGCGGGGGGCCCACGGCGGTCCATCATGCCGGCCTCTACATTCGCCACGTCGACGCTGTCACGTAGCAAGCGCATTTTTTGGAGTTGGTGTCCGAGGTTTGGCCGATCGTCAGGGTATTTTTTGGTCAGCCACCGGGGCCATAGATGTTCCTTCGACAGATTATTTCCGTCGCAGAAAATACAGACACGGCGGAGGCGCTCTTTTTTCATCAGGGATGCCACTGAAATCGCTGAACTAAATCGAACTTGCCGTTAAGCATCGATTCGGTCAATTCAGGCGGTCAATAGGTAGTCCAGATACTACCTAGCAAAGAAGAGAGGTCCTTCCGGCCGCATCGTTTGCACGGCCACGGTTGCCATCACCTCGTGCAGCTTGTCCGTCAGGCCACTCAACTGCCAGGACAGCGCACCGCTTGCGTTCAGGTGCAACTGGGCCGAAAGCACCGTCTGGCGCAAGCTGAGAGCATCCCTAAGGATCGCCTCCGCGTCGCTTGCAAACAGTCTCTCATATCGGCTCTTTCGTCTGCCCATTAGCGGCCGGCTCCCTGACATCTGCGAGCAATTGCCCTACCTCCTGACAAATAGGAAGGCATTCCTCGTCGAGTCAATTCGACCTTGACATTTTTGTTCCGTTTTTGTTCACTGTGGGAGCGAGATCACGGGAGCAACCGGTATGGACCACATTGTCAGCCTCGACGGTCGGCAGGAAGCGGCGCTCCAGGCCGTCGCCGACAAATTCGTCGCCACCCACAAGGGAGATGTCATGAAGGCGCTCAAGGCCATGATCGTTCTTAATGGCCATCTTCAAGAGCAGCTTGGCGCATCGGCAGGCTTGCCCGAACGGCCGCGCCGCGCAGCACGATAGGAGCCGGGCGATGACCACTTATCATCTCGACTTGGAGGCCAAGGCCGCACTGCACTCCGAAGCGGAGAAGCTTATTGCGCGATACGCCAGCCCGCTTGAAACCGTGAAGGCGCTCATGGCTTACAATTGCGAGCTTGAGACGCAAATTCTTGCCTTTGCCCACCGCCATCCCGAACTGGTGACGGTCAGCTTTGAAGACACGCCGCCACGGGTGGAGTGATAGCCGTGCATGACCTAATCGCGTTCCTCGAAACAAACTCCGCGCTCGTGCTGGCGAACCCGGCAGTCTTTGCTACGTTTGCTGTTCTCTTCGGAGGAGGGGGCTTCGTAGTCGGTCGCTACTTGCTGACTGAGCGCATCGCCAATCTGGAAAGCCGAATTGCAAGGCGTGACGAGGAGATTACGGGCCTTAGGGCCAAACAGACAGCACCCAAGCGGGAACAGTCGATGGTGCCTTTGATCGGTACCACCGCGATCAATTCCGGTTCACCGGACCGATTCCCCTCGCCCGGTGCCCAAGATGCGGTACCGAAGCCGATCCAAGACATGATCCTCGGGCACACAATTGGGGCGTAGGGAGACCTATGAAGCGATGAGGCGCGGCTTAGGGTGGCCACCGACGCCATTATTCGCGCATAGCACGGCTAACGCCCCGGACCGCGAAATCTTCCGCCTCTTTCCTTGGGAGCTTCAAACATCGCCACCGCTTGGGATCACACCTCGACCAGAGTTGGGGAGAACCGCCGCGTGTCGGCTGGGGGCCCACTTTCCTTGCACCCAAATTGATGCCTATGCTGTGAGAGGCTGGGAGAATCGATTTGGTAAAGCATAAGCATACTAACCCAATACGACTGAATGATGGGATGACAATCGGCAGCTTAGCTGCTGAAACCGATGACGATTATCTGTTCGATTGCTTTGTACACTACCCACCGGTCGAAATTGCTATGAAGGTCGATTCTCATGGATCGATTTTGACCGGCCGCACTGGTGCCGGGAAGACCGCGATCATTCGATACATAGAATCACGCGCCGAACACTCAGTTCAGATTCGGCCGTCCGATATGGCGATGAGCTACGTATCAAATTCGGATGCCCTTTTGTTCCTGCATGCCATAGGGGCGGACCTCGACCTTTTGTTCCAAGCTCTATGGAAGCACGTAATATGCATTGAATTTATCCGCCTTCGTTGGGCGGTTACAGATTCCGAAAAGTCTCGCTCTATTTTTAGTCGAATTACTGAGAAGTTCAGTCGAGACCAACGAAAAGAAAAAGCGCTCCGCTACCTGAGGGATTGGGAGGGTGAATTTTGGATAACGATGGATGAGAATATCAAAACTATTACCGAGCGGGTTGAGAAAAAGGTGGAGGCCGAGCTAGGGGGGGAGATAAGGAAATGGAAGGCCCGTGGTCAATATGACAAGCAGCTCAGTGTCGATAAGAAGACTGACCTTGTTAGGAGAGTGAGGAGCATCATTAGCGGCGAGCAGCTATCTGAACTGTCCGGGGTTATCGATATCCTTTCCGAATTTGACGCATATGAGCAGGGAAATCAAAGCAAATACTACCTCCTTATAGACAAGCTGGATGAAAATTGGGTGGACACCTCTGTTCGATTTAGGCTCATTCGCGCCCTTATCGAAACGGTTAAAACTTTCAGGCGGATAAGGCACCTGAAGGTCCTAGTCGCTATGCGTAGCGATATCTTGGAGAGGGTAGTCCAAGAGACAAAAGACATCTCCTATCAGCGTGAAAAATCTGAGGAATATTTCGTAAAGATAAAGTGGAACCGAGCGCAGTTGAAATCCCTTGCGGATTCCCGGATATTGAAAATGTACAGAAGGCAGTATACGGCGCAAGATGTACACTTTGAGGACCTTTTTCCATACCAAGTAGGCCGCGCGGATGCGATCGATTACATTATCGATCATACGCTCATGCGGCCGAGAGACGTTATTGCGTTTGTGAACGAGTGTCTTCGCGCAGCTGACGGTACACTGGAAGTTACGGCAACGAATGTCCGGCGAGCGGAAGTGGAGTATTCCCGGCTGCGCCGCGAAGCCCTAGAACACGAGTGGCAAAGCGCCTTCCCTACCTTGAAGCTGCTCCTCGATTTTATCGCCGAAGGTCGAAAAGAGGCTTTCCAGATTGGCGAAATGACGGTCGGTCCTCGGCTTGAGCAGCTGGGTTTGAACATTGCGGCCGAGCCTAGAATTGATTTTGATCCCACCCACGCTGCCGCTACGGCTTATTGCGAAACCCCCAGCGAGAAGGCTTTCTTGTTTGCGAAGGAAGTGGTTTCGATCCTCTACCGTGTCGGCGCTGTAGGGTTGAAGCTCGACCCCGCTGACCGATTTCGGTATTCGCACCTAGACGAACCAATCATTTCCATTGCGTTGATACCCGACGAGGCAAAGGTTCGCGTTCATCCAATGCTTCACGCGGCTTTGAAGATCAACCTCGGCCAATGATTGGTCCTTACGGCGATCGGAGGGGAGAACCAAAGCCTCTCCATCCATATATAAGCGACTGCTTAATAGGAAGTTCCGCGCCCACCAATCCATTTCAATTTGGTGGAAAAACCCGAGGGGTCGAACTCGACAGTTGTGGCCGCACGATACCCCCGGTACCCCCTTCCGCCCCCATGAGCGGCCCTGCGGTCGGCCTATGGCTTACGCCTATGTTCCCCGGTTGCGATGATCGCGGCCGCGCCAAGCGCCAACACCAGTGAGCCTCCGGTGACAGCAGCACCGTCTAGGTGCGGCGACAGACCGAGATAGAATTGAGCCGCGCCGAACACCTCCAGGAACGCGGTGACAGGCTTCCACGCTTGCGTCAT